GAGGAGACCGGACAGCCGGATGCCGTTTCGGAGCGCGTCGACACGCGCCCCCTCGTGGGGGCGGCTGGCGACGGGCGCCCGATGGAGTCGCTGCTCTACGGCGCGGTGACGACAGCCAAGGAGGCGATTGCCTCCGAGGCGACGGTCCACCAGGCGCTTGCTTCGGGCGGGCGCTTCCTGACCTTGTCGCTCGGCACGGCGCTCTCGGACACGGGGCGCCACGCGGAGTCGCTGGCGATGGGCGTCCGGCCCGTGACGGGCTACGTGCGGATGCTCACCCCACCCTCGTGCTCGCGCTGCGTGCTCCTGGCCGGTGCCCGCTACGGAATGCGAGAAGCGTTTCAGCGTCACCCCGGCTGCGACTGCCGGCACATCCCGGCGTCGGAGGACATCGCGGGCGACATCATGACGACGCCGGGCGACTACTTCGACTCGCTCGCGACGGCCGAGCAGGACAAGGCGTTCACGAAGGCCGGCGCTGAGGCGATTCGCAACGGCGCCGACATGGGCCAGGTCGTCAACGCTCGACGAGGGATGCGCGCCGCTCAGATCGGCGGACGCAAGACGCTCGTGACGTCGAGCGGCACCCGGCGCACTGGCCTCTACGGCTCGCGCCTGCGGAACAAGCCGCGCCTCATGCCCGAGTCGATCGCGCGTATCGCCACCAGCAAGGACGACTACCTCCGTCTCCTGCGGGCAAACGCCTACATCTACTGACTTCCCCGCCGCGCGACGCGGCCGGGGTCACCAACCCAGCGATTGGGAGAACCATGTCGGAGCAGACCGGCGCGCCCGCTGAGGGCGCAGAGAACCTCGAGGCCACGCAGGGCGACCCTGCCGACAAGCCCCTGGGTCCCAACGGCGAGAAGGCCCTCAAGTCCGAGCGCGAGGCCCGCGCGGCTGCCGAGAAGTCGGCTGCCGAGCTCAAGGCCCGGCTGGACTCGATCGAGGCGGCGAACCTGTCCGACCTCGAGAAGGCGCAGAAGGCTGCGGCCGATGCGCAGGCCCAGCTCGCCGACATCACCCGCCAGAACCTGCGGAACAGCGTGGCGCTCGCGAAGGGCGTTCCTGCTGACCTCGTGGAGTTCCTGACCGGCGAGTCCGAGCAGGAGATCTCCGTCAAGGCGGACGTCCTCATGTCTCGGCTCAACGCGCCGACGACACCCAAGCCTGACCCCTCCCAGGGAGCCGGGTCGGGCGCTGCGAAGGGGTCCGCGTCGGACCAGTTCGCCGAGTTCTTCACATCCCAGCTCGGGGGGTAACCCCTAGGAAGGACCACTCACATGGTCGACATCTCTCGCTCCACCACGAACGTGGCGGACCTCCTGCCCAAGGAGGTCTCCTCGGAGATCATCGCCAAGATGCAGGAGGCTTCGGTCGTTCAGACCCTCGCCCGTCGCGTCTCGGTGCCCGGCTACGGACTCACCATCCCGGTGATCTCCGGCGAGCCGACGGCGGACTGGGTCGCCGAGACCGCCGAGAAGCCGGTCTCGCGCCACACCCTGAACAAGCTCGTCCTCACCCCGAAGAAGCTCGCGGTCATCGAGCCCTTCTCGGACGAGTTCCGTCGCGACCTGCCCGGCCTCTACGCCGAGCTCGCGCGTCGCCTGCCGAACGCTCTGGCCCGGAAGTTCGACGCCGAGGCGCTGTACGGCAACCGGTCGCAGATCGGTTCGCTGTACGACGAGACGAAGGCTGCGTCCACCAACGCGGACACCGTTCAGCTCGACGCCACTGACACCTACGGCGACGTCCTCGCGGGCATCACCAAGGTGGCCGACAACGGCTACGACGCCAACGGGGTCGCGATCACGCCGACCGGTGAGGCCCTGCTCATGGGCGCCACCACCACGGCCGGCTCGCCGCTGTTCATCCCCTCGGCGATCACCTCGGGCGGTGTCGGTTCGGTCTTCGGGCGCCCGGTGTTCCGCTCGCGCTTCGTCGGCGCGACCGGCCTGGACCTCGACGGCTCCGGCGCCGGCACCACCAACTTCACGTCGCTCGGCGTCGTGGGTCAGTGGGACCAGGCCCTCTGGGGCACGGTCGAGGGCGTCAAGGTGTCCTTCTCGGACCAGGCGACGCTGAACGACGGCGGCACCCAGCTCAACCTCTGGCAGCGGAACATGTTCGCTGTCCGTGCGGAGATCGAGATCGGCTTCGTGGTCGCCGACCCGAAGGCGTTCGTTCTGTACCGCACGGCCGCGGCCTGATCTAGCGGCCAGCACAACTGCACATCGGAGGTGGGGCGGTCATGCCTTACGCAAGCGTTGACGACGTGGCCGCGAGACTCGGCCGCCCCATCACCACCGATTCCGAGACCGCCCAGGTGAACGCCTGGCTCTCGGACATCGAACTCATCATCCGGGCGCGCATCCCGGGGCTTGACGACCTTGTCACGGCGGGCAACCCGTCGGAGCAGGCCGTCGTCATGGTGGAGTCGAATGCGGTCATCCGCAAGATCCAGAACCCCGAGGGCAAGGCGTCGGAACGGATCGACGACTACTACTACCAGCTCGACGCGAACCGGGCGCAGGGCGACCTGTATCTGACCGACGTCGAGTGGGACCTGCTCACCCCGGACACAGGCTCCGGTGGGGCGTTCACGATCACGCCCTACGGCGCGCCCGACACTCGGGACGACGGGACCTGGATCACGCCTACGACGTGGGTTCCTGACCCGTGACGGCGCGGTCGGCGGTAGAGGCGGGGCGTGCGCTCGCTGCCCAGTACATGGCGCTCACGGGCACCACGGTCATCGTGGACCGCAACACGGGCGCCCTGGACCCGGTCACGTTCGACCCGGTCCTCACGACGCTCTACACCGGCCCCGCTCGCGTGCAGACCTACGAGCCCGTGCAGCGGGACGTCGAGGTCGGCGGCGGATCGGCGGCGGTCCAGCGGTACGCGGTGCATCTCCCGGTCGGGTCATACAAGCCCGAGGTTAACGACGTCGTCACGGTCACCGCGTGCGCCCTTGACGCCAACCTCGTGGGCCGCGAGTTCGTCGTCCGCGGCCTCCTGCACAAGAGCGCTGCCACGGCTTACCGGCTGGTGGTGGACGACAACAACGGGTTCGGGGAGGGCTGATGACCGACTCTCTCGAAGGCCTCATCGCCGACCTGGGCAAGGTCCACTCGGCGCTCTATAAGACGGTCGAGCAGACCCTGGAGAAGGGCGCGCTCGAACTCAAGGACCAGCTCAACGCCAACCTCGCGGCGTCTACCCACTTCCGCGGTGCTGCCGGTTCGGTCACGTACGACGGCATGGTCTCGTTCGGGTCCGTCGGCTTCGAGGTCGGCCCCGACAAGGGTCGCCGCGGTGGCGCGCTCGCCAACATCGCATTCTTCGGCACGAGCCGAGGCGGCGGCACGGTCGACATGGACGGTCCCGTGCGGTCCATCGGGGCGCGTACTGAGCGGTTCCTGGGCCTGGCCGCTGAGGGCCTCCTGTGAGCGCGCAGGCGCTCGCGGCTGGCATCGGCTCGCTGTTCACCGCCGGCGGGTTCGCCTGGGTGTCTACGGCGGGCGATCCGGGCGGGACGAGCACTCGCGCGTACGACGGCGAGGCCCCACTGACGGCGCTGCTCCCGTTCGCCGCGGTGCAGCAGTCGATCCCTCGCGTCGAGTCCCGCAGCGAGGCGCGCACCCGTCTGGCGCATCACTGCATCGTCCGCGTGACGGTCACGGGCAAGGTTCCGCAGCAGGTCCGCCAGGAAGCGCAGAAGGTCATCGACGCGCTCGACGGCAAGCGGACCCCGGCGATCGGCTGGCTGGTCTCGCCGATCGAGCTGTTCAACACGCGCCCCCTCGAGGTCGACCGCGACGTGTCCACGCACCCGGTCTTCACCGTCCTCGAGTTCGAGTACACGGCAACCCGCCAGGAGGCGTGATGTCCAACCCCCTGTGGGTCCGCGTGAAGGACCCGCTCACCAAGCACGAGTTCGACCGCCGCGAGGACGACCCGGCAGTCATCTCGGGCCGCTTCGAGCGTGTGAAGCGGAAGGGTTTCCCGCCCTCCCCGCAGCCGCGACCCCCGAAGCACTACCTGAACCTCGCGGGCCTGTCGGCCTCGCGTGTGCCGGCCCCTGCGCCGGAGCCAACTGAGGCCACAGAGAAGGAGAACTCGCATGAGTGATGTTCCTAGCACCCCGGCGGACGGCAACGTCGCCACCTGGCTCGTTCCCACTATCGCCAACCCGGACGCCCCCACGGCGGCCGAGATCCTGGCCGGCACGGACATCTCGTGCTATCTGACCCCGGACGGCTTCGCGCTGTCTGTGGACCAGGCGACGATCACGGACGAGCGCGAGTGCGACACCGAGGTCTTCGGTCAGCCGGGTCGCAAGACCTACACGCTGTCCCTGACCGGGATCGACAACACGAACTCGGCGAACGCGACCACGCACAACGAGATGGTCGACGCGCTCGTTGAGGGCACCGCGATGTACGTGGTTCGTCGTCGTGGCGTGCCGTACAGCACGGCGCCGACCGCGACCACGCAGAAGGTCACGGTGATCCCGTTCAAGCCGGGCGTGAAGCAGTACGTCGCGACGGAGGCCAACTCGGTTCTCCGTTCGACGTGGACCGGCTTCGTCACCGGCTCGGTTCGCACCGAGGTCGCGGTCGCCGCTGGCGCCTGACCCACTACTCCCCCGCCCGGCCTACGGCTCTGGGCCGGGCGGGGGGCTCCATCTCAGAGCCGATGAGCCACTAGGAGCCACAGTGAACATCCCCTTTCTTCCCGACAGCGTCTCTCATCGAGCCTGGACGGACTTCCTGGAGTCTGTCGGCATCGGGACGCGCGGCGAGGTCGTGCATATCAGCACCACGAACGGCGCCCGACGCGGTCGCCCTGGCCTGATCGTCACGACCGCAGCGGGCGACGAGATCCTCGTCCCGTTCGAGGAGGCGAAGTGAGCAAGCTTGGAACCAAGCGTCTGCGGGACACGGTCGAGTTCTGGACCGACCCCACGGCGCTGGAGGAGTACACGAACGCACTGAACCACATGGCCGAGGTGCAGGACGCCGAGAAGCGCGACCCGCGCGAGTCGGGGTCGAAGGTCCCGGCAGCGCAGCGCAAGGTTAAG